TGTAATAAGCAGTATATGTTCCGGCATAATTCGTGCGGAAGTATCCAGTATAATTTCCAGTGAAATACCCTCTATAATATCCTGTATAATATCCTACATATTGCGGACCTGCAAATCCCGAAAAAATCATCCTATACGCCCCAGCATATGCGCCAGCAAAATCCCTAATGTAAGTGCCAGTGTATGTCCCAGCATAATCTCTTGCGTAGTATCCGGTGAAATTTCCGGAAGTGTTGCTTACATAAGAACTAGGTGATACAGTTTGTCGAGTATCTGTTATAGACGCACCCATCTTAACCCAAGTACCTGTTGTTGGTGCAGAAGTTTGAAATACATAAGAACCGACTCCACTAGAACTCCATGATCTAGTATGTATACATTTTACTAATGTATCTACCCCAGAGTCACTATATTCTTGAAAATCTCCGCTCGTACCACTATCATTAGCATAGACAGGCCTGTATTCTGTAGGAGAAGGTGATGCAGTACATTGCCAAAGCGTTGTAGTAGTGCTTCCACTTCTTGCAAAATCGGTAATAGTATCTCTTGCTATCCAGGTTTTTCCAGAACCACCTGGATTATTTGGTTGAATAGAATAAGACCCGATATTCAACCCTGCTAAGTGTGCTGCTACAGCAGGCATCATAGAATCTTCAAATTGATAACTACTATTTACCCCACTAGAAGATATTCTAGACCCCCATCCATTTGTCGGATGGTTATATAGATATACTGGTGAATTAGAATCGTTTAATGAAGGTCTGTCTGCAACGCTTGGTTGTCTAACTTGATATAATCCTGTAGTAGATGAATATACTGTAGTTGTTGGATGAGTTCCTATAGGATCCCTAAAAGTATCAACGAAAGAACCAATGTTTTCCCAAGTACCACCTGGATTAGAAGTAGAAACTTGAATACGCATATAGTTGCTTGGATTATTAACTATGTATGAACCAAACTTCCAAGCTACCCAAGCTTTATCTGATGTTGACATAGCTTGCAAGCCGACAGTATCACTGCCGGTATTTTTCAATCTTAAAAAATCAACCATCTTATGAACCTATCACGTAGGGAATACTTGGGAGCCAGCAGAATTATATAACTTTGGTAAAAGTGCTTTAATTGCGTTAGAGAGTTCAGTATTAATAGAGCTGTTTAACGAGGTTGTTATGCTAACATTACCTAAATTATTTACAGTACCAGTGCCACTCACAAATCCTGTTAGTGTTATATTAAAATCCCCAACATCTGCCTTGATCTTACCAGTCGTGTCATCATATGTGATACTTATACCAAATTCATCTGGATTACCTATGCCAGAAAACATTCCTCCGACGATATCTTGAATATCTTCTGTTGAGTCTGTTATATTAGCAAGAGTTGCAGACCAAGTAGAGGAAGTAATTCCAGTTAAGTGACCATAATCATCTAAGATAATATCTTGAATATATGTATATCCAGCATTATTTACAGAAACCTGTGTTGAAGTATCTGCGTGGTTAACTGTGATATTATTATTTGTAAACTGATCAGCATTAAATGTATTGCTGCCTGAAATATTTCCGAGAGTAATTGCACCACCAGCAGTGATAGTAAGTTCACCACGACCAATAGAAACTTCAGTTGATGTACTAGAAAGTTCAGTAACATGACCATAGGTGTCAACACTAACTTTGATGTCCTGCACAAATGTATTTGCGCTGTTATTAACATTTATGCTTGAAGTGGAAGAAGTATCTGCGTGGTTAACAGTCCACTCTGCTTTATTAGTAGACTTGGCTACTGTTATTGCCGCTCCGGCATTTACCTTACCGACTAGATCGTATTGAACTGATCCATTATAAAATTTCCAACTATCTTCTGTCTCGTCCCACAACAAACTAGTGTTCGTAGAACTACCGCGCTCAATCTCAATACCCGCGTTTTCTGTAGGGGTTGCTGCAGAGTTGTTATTTAATACAATAATGTTGTCGTTGATAGTAACCGTCTCAGTGTTAACCGTAGTGACAGTCCCAGAAACAGTAAAGTTACCCTTAACCTCTAGATTGTTCTCGAACGAAGAGTTGCCATATGTAACCAACCCGCCTGTTGAGATTGTCGATGCCCCGTTAGAAGTAAATCCAGTCGAAAAAACTGGTTTATCTGCAAAGGTTTTTACACCAGCAAGGGATTGCGTTCCTGTTGTTCTAATGACAGTAGAGTCAACTTGCAATGCTGTGATAGCATTACTTTCAGCCCCAGCAGAAGATTGTGTTAAACTAATACCAGGATTAGAAGCAGATAGTGTAACAGACTGAACATATGCACCAGTGGTATCTACTCCAAGAGCGATAGAATTCGGTTGAATCGTTACTGGAATATTAACATTAGATAAGTTCGTTACTGTAGCACTACCTGTAGCGTCTCCACTCAAGGTGATCGTAAAGTCGTTTACATCAAAGTTAGCTCTATTATTAACACTGTCGTATGTTACCGCAATACCATTCTGAGTACCTCCTACAACGACATCTTTCATGTTATATGAGTCGATGATATGTGGGCTAATAACTGTAGTATTATCGTCTGCGAATTTCTTCAACTTCCAATCTTTTACAGTCTCATCCCAATATACACGAACGTCATCCCTTGCAGTAGATCCTTCTTCACCTCGATTAACAACTACTCCACCATTAGAAGCGGTTGCTGCTTCAGCATCACCTAATATCAAGAATGTAGTTTGGATATTCAACGCGCCGCCTGCACCACCTACGATCAATTGACCAGAAGATATATCTAATGTGCCAGACAAAGTCATAGTTCTACCAGCAGGCATTGATATATCAGATAGAATTGCTTGCTCACTAGCGTTGCTACCACCAACGGTTGCATCCGTAAGGTCTAGTTTTAATGTATTGTTGTATCTATCAGTTTCTCGTTGAACTACCTCATTGATAGAACCAACGATTGTAGATTTAACAGTTGTTGTTAAACCAGATAGAACACCAAGTTCCGAGTCCAATTCATTGATAGAACCAACGATTGTAGATTTAACAGTTGTTGTTAAACCAGATAGAACACCAAGTTCCGAGTCCAATTCGTTGATAGAACTTACTAAATTATTCTTAGCAGCAGTCGTCAGCGTTGATATTACACCGATTTCAACATCGTGTTCATTGATACCACCTACCAAGTTAAGTGCTGTAGTGGTTAGTCCATTTATATTACCAACTTCAGTTTCTACTTTAGCAAGAGTCTCTAATACTGCATCAACTGCATTTTCTGAATTTAGGGTAGAGTTTGCTACCAGAAGTGTATTATCACCAAGTTCTGATGCTATGGTATTTGTCTTGACACGCCATCCATCAAACGTGTCTGTCTTTGCTACATTAGTTACTGCCATATTAACCTACTTTTTCTAAAAGTTTGTTTAGTAAATCCTTGAGTTCTGCAACATCAGTTTTAAGTTGTTGCATTTCCTCAATTTCTTGTTTCTTTTTCTGTGCCTCTTCGCGTGCTCGGAGGTATGCATTCTTATTAGTATTTAGTACGGCTTTAGAGTGGAGGTCCCTTCTAAACCCCGTACTATTCTCAATTGGAACTAGATTATCACTCATACTTATTACGAAGTAAATGCAATTGCTCGGAAGTCTCGAACCGTAGGGACGAAAGAAGAGTTTCTAGATTTAAGAACAATCTTAAATGCCATGTTACTAAACTCGTTCGTACTAATATCATATTCAATCTCAGAGTAGTTATTAGAGTTTTCACCGAATGGAATAGGAGATGTAGGTGTTGCCAGCGTCCATCCAACAAAGTCGAAGTTAGTATCTTCACTAGATTGAACTTTGTAGTACAACTCTAAATCTGTTCCAGAAGGACGGTTCATACCAGCAAGAACTTTAATATTGTTTGCACTCTCAGTTAAACTGATCCTGCGAGTAATATACTTAGCAGCAGAACTAGTTCCACTTGCTTCTGTTTCAGCAACGAAGTTTTCAACATAGTTTCTGTTATCTTCAACAATATTACTTGGGTGATCCAACTTGTTTGATATAGAGAATACTGACATTCTGTCTAGATCTAATACAGGAGACAACTTACTTGTATTCGTCGATATAGCACCCTTTGCTCTGAATCCACGAACACCAGCAGGCTCATTTTCCAGACTAGGAATACACTGTGGTCGATTGAATATTGTGTTCTCGTTAATAATGATAGGGAAGTACGGACTTGCAACATATTCTTGCTCTATGCCTGCGAATGACTTAGCAGACATTACCGAAGCATCCCACAACAATGAAGTTCCTGGAATAGCAAGTTCTTCAAGATATACTTGCATCAGGTCCATCAATCGGTTTGCGGTTGCTGTTAAAGAACTTCCGCCAGCTCTACCAGTTGCTGTAGCATTAGTGGTTACAGTAATTTCGTAGTATTCTTTTTCAACTCGTATGATATTATGAGTATCCTCTAACTCACTCAGTGGAATTCCATTCAAGAATGTTGTCGCTGTTGCAGTAATATTATCAATGGTGGTGTCTGAATTAACAAACATACCATGATTCTTGTGGTATACCTTAACTACATTAGAACCAGTAGTTGTGTATATAGGATCCGTGCCTAGTATGGTTCTTTGCAACTCGACGTTCTCTAGAATAATCTCACCAGATGTAGTTGTAAACTCGGCGCGGTTTAATTTAAACTTAAGGTCTTTCTCTTGCTCTGGTGTCCATGTAGAAGCGTTTGCTGACTTGAAGAATACACCATTATAAGGTTGTTTTGAGATTCGGTAAGTTGGATTAGTTACATCAAATCCCCCCATCTCAGCAACCCAAGCCTTAGGCTTATCTGACATAGACATGATAACGATTGCATACTCAATTCCTGGTTGTAAATGCACTGGTGCTTCAAATGCAAAGTTAGTTGCCACTGATGCATCTTCAGAAACATTTGCGGCACTCAACTTCTTAGTGACTTTAGTAAACGGTATGATTGTTTGTGTAGGAATACCAGTTTCTGTAGTAACCAAGTGTACTGTAACTGGAATATCTTCATCATATTCTCTAAAGTACAAGTCTAATGAAGTTGCGAATATACCGCCTGGTTCATCGATTATAATGGTCTGAGCCAATGGATCTGACCAAGTTATGATATCTCTCGAGGTTGAAGTTGTCGATGTAAGAACTCTATCTTCACCGAGCATAGTTCTATCGAGACGAGGAACTCTCGTAGACAAAATGACATTTTCTTTAGATTCAATTAGTCCGGCAGCTTCATAAAGTGCTTCTGCAGAAGTAGTCGAATCTATAAAGATGTTGTTTTCTTCATCAGTTAATTTGAAAGTTCGTTGACCAGTCTTAAACTTTAGTAACGAATTATTCGGAACAATGAAAAACCCAGTTATAGACCCAGATGAGTCTGTAACCAAATCTGTTTTAGACTGGAGTTCAGTTGGCCAGCCAGTTCGGTTATTAAATGTGTATCCAGATGTATATTCTGGGTTATTGCCGGTGAAATCGCTAAATGTAAAAAACTGAGTTGTCTGTGTAGTATATGCTGTGATATCTTTACCATCAAAGAACGCATATAACTTAGTTCCAGGTTTCATACGTTCTGCTTTGAAGGCAACGATTCTAGATCTAATGAATGGTACGAAGTTAACTTCAACAACACGATCACCTAGGTCAGTAGTAATAGTATCTGGGACTACATCAGTTCTAATACCTGCTCTAGATTGGTTACTTTTCGTAGTAGTGATAGTAGTGTCGCGTACACCCATGTTGATATTGCTTCTACTAGTAGAAGATGCAACAACGCCAGACCAGTTTGTCTGCCATTCGTTCCAAACGGTGCCAGTAACACCGGACGCGTCTGCTAGTTGCACAAATGAGTCATACACACCTTCTTGGTCGATGATAACATCTGGACGGGTTTCTGTATCTTTCCAGTTATCAGACTCTGGCGACAACACCATATCACCAGTCCATGTGAATACATTGTACGGATTAACCCATTCTGCATACGAAGCATATGGTTGCTCTATATAAGAAACCTCAGAGTAATCTAGTGTTAACAAAGAACCAGACTTCTTAACCCCCGTGCTTAAACCGCTGTTCCACTTTAACCGAGTTTCTTGTTCTACAAACTGCGGTCTTAATACCCCTCTTGCACGGTCAACTGAACATGAGTAATCTGGATTAGATGGATTTCCTACATTATGACCGTAGAAGTTATCTACGACGAATCCGTTCTTAAATGCATTCCCTGGCAACTGATAGTCGGCAGTTTCTTTTTCCAACAAAGATAATGTTGTGTAGTATTCTAAGTTCTTAATACGTCTTTCCAACTTACCAATGTCGCGCATTGTGTATCGACGGTTGTCGATCATGATTGGATTGATACTCTCAGGACCAAATGTAAACGCCCCGACTTCTAACCTGTAAAGAATCATAGAATCTTTAAGGTCTTTAGGCGGTTCTGGGTTTAGAGCAGGAACGCCCTGTAGGATACCAAAGTTACCATCTTTATCAACATAAATTTTATCGATACGGTTTAGGTAATACACGATATCGGTTCTAATAATAGATCCAGGTTTAACGATATCAACTAGCGATGATCCTGCTCCGGTGAAATTATCTCCAGAAGTAGTCTTTACTGGTCTAAAGTCAATTGCGTCGCGCAATTCGACTTGACCCTTAATAGAGTTGAAAGATGGAATATCTTCGTAGTCGATACCAGAGTACGAGTCCACAGAGAAGTAATCGCCAGTACCATGTAGGAAATAATCTAGAGTAATAGACAAATTTCCGATAGGAGGAATTGCATCAAACTTTAGGCGAACTCTACCAATACCGTAGAAGTTATCGCGTTGACCGTTGTCTAATTCATATCTATCGGTGATATCTAAGAAACCACCACCCGCAAGAGGTACACCTACATCTTTTATAGAAACTAGTCTAAATACGTCTGTAATACCTAAACTATCATAACTACCTGGAGTAGTGTTAGGGCTAGTCTTTAAGATAACATGATCTTCAATTAGGTTCTTGGTTTTCTTAGCAAGGTTCTTATCAATTGGATATACGATGTATACATCACCAGTTGTATGATCTGAGAAAGATATTACTGCACTAGAAACGTTCGTGCTAGAGTTGAATGATATAGTAACTCCGCTAATATTAATAGGATCACCACTATTATCAATCGCAATCCAGTCAGTTGAATTGTATGGTTGAATAACACCATCAGTAGCATCAACAGTTGTTTGAGAGCCAGTAACTGAAGCAGAAGTTTTTCTCTTTACAGTATAATAAGTATCATTCTGCCCACCAAAGATCAATGTCTGTACTGTATCAAATGGTAACTTATATACTAAAGAATTATAGTTGGTATCGAATAAGTTAGTAGAAACTAAAGTTGCTGTGAACTGTGGCCCAGAAGAAAGGGTTTGTTGAATATATACGACATCAGAAAAAGTTTCTATTGCCATAGATATATCAAACAGATATAGTTTATATGTAGTACCTGATACCCAATCTATAGAACGAGCACGAGCAGTTCCGATAACAGAATTACCACTGTCTTTGAGGTTAAGAATACCAAATGTATCTACGTCTGGTAACCCCTGACTGACGTTAACTGTTACATAGTTACCTAAATTTGCAACAATTGAAGCTCCATTAAACCATTCAGTTTCCCTAGATTTGAGCAACTCTACATATTTAATATCTTCTAACTCGATACGGTATCCGTTAACATATGCAACGGATTTTTCTAGGCCTACCGCAAGCCGACTTTCGCCATAAGAAATTACTTGCGCGTCTGTAGAAGCAACGCCTAATCTAGAAAATCTACGCAATTGTGCTAAATTATAAAGTCCATTATTAGATCCATCATTATATAACTCGCGAGTATTGATGATGAAAGGCTTAACAACATAGTTACCAGATTCTTCGTATGTTCTTCGGGCAAGTTCGTTACTTAATTCTGAGTATTCTGTCGTTGCTCGCTGCTTGATGAAACCATTTTCGATAAGCATTAACTGAATAAATTTATCGTCTCGAGGTTCTGTGAAAGAAAATGGTTGAGTTTTAAGGTTCAGTAGGATTTGATATCTATGTGCTCCGGGTGCTGCCTCGTTAGGAGTACCTAGAGCATTATCACCAAGAGACGCGTCTTCAGCGATAGTTACAGTGTTCTCTACAATCTCGTAAACAATGCGAGTGGAAATATCTAGACTATACCTAGATACGATTAAAGATTCGCTTGGGACATATACAAAATGACCATTAACAAAAAATACTCCTTCAGGGATTGAGAACCTCAACCCTTTACCTGTAGGAATTTCTACCGAGGTTTTAATTTTTGCCTGTCGCGGAATAATTGCATCCGAAACTAGTTCTTCTTCTGTTTGAAATAATTTTGTCTCTGTATCAGTACCAGAATTAGTATACTTTAAATATAATGTAATTGGACCATCTGTTCCAGATGGAACTACATCAATAACTTTTGCAGTAACACCAGATGTTTGACCAAGGATGGTTGTTCCTAAAAATTCTTCATAATAATTATCAGTAACTAAAGTTGCTCCGCCAGAAGAGGGAATAAAAGATGATTCAACCTTAATAAAATCAGATTCATCTATAGTTGGTTTCCCTCCAATTACCGGAGAACCTTCTTTGAATACATGTTTACCATGTCTATCAATTTGTGCTTGCAGTGAAGTCTGCATCTGAGTTAATTCACGCGCTTGGACTGCATTTCCTGGTCGGAAAAGGATTCTTACATAGTTCTTCGTCTCATCGAAATCATCATAGTAAGGCGGTGTATTGAAAAGCTTGAATGTCATTTATATTTCTCTCTTAGAATTCAATGATGATTTTTACATCTTCGATCTGTGCTGCTGATCGGTTCAACGGTCCACGGTTTTCCAGGAATATAATATAACCCGTATTAGGAGAATACTCTGGACCAGAAACCGCACCAGAACCTAGTGCAGCACCACTGCCTGATATATCACCTACAACGTTTTCCGAGTTTTGGAATGATTTATATCCGGTCTTCTCATTTTGGTGAAATTTGATAACTAATGAATCTGAATCAAAATCGTCGATGTATGCAACAGCACCACTAGAAGCACCTGTTATATAGTCACTGGCGGTAAAACCAGTTCCTGAAGCAAGACTAAGTGTCTTTAGTCCGTTGAAAGTGGTAGCAGTTGATACTGCATTACCAGCAGGGTTCAATGGGTTGCGAATTAGTCCGACCTGTCTAAATGAGTTATCCACAATAAAGTCACCACTACCATCATCATACTCTAACCGAGTATTGACTCCAATAAAGTATGCTCCAAGCTCAGCAACTGGATCTGATCCATGTGCTTTACTAGCGGCAAGAATTGGGTGAATTTCGCCGCCGACACCGTCGCCCGTGATAACAATTCTAGCAATATTGTAGTTAGACCCAACATTGGTCATCGTAACGCCTGTGATAACACCACCGGCAACTGTAGCTGTAGCTGTAGCACCTGTGCCGTCACCGTCTACGGTTAAAGTTGCGTAAGTATAACCACTACCACCAGAAACAACTTTAGATCTGTATATTTTACCAGACAACGAAGCGATCGCGGATTGTTGATTCGTGTACTGTGCCTGATCAGATTCAGACAAATCACCTATCAAACCAGATTCTGGTAACAACACTGTTTTAACTGGCATATAGAAGTTAGTCAAGAACTTCTCAGAATCTACAATAGCAAGTGTATAGAGATACTTCCAAGTGTAACCATCACCTAATGCGAACGGAGGTACTTGAGAAAGAGTAGGTTTAACTACAGATGCAGCAGGACCAACATCTAAACACTTGAATACTTTACGCTCATCAGTGATAACATAAAAATAGTGGTCTCCTGTGGAGTATATATCTGGGTCACTATCGTCCCATGCATAGTAAACTTCACCACTAGTCCAATCATGACGTGGAACAACGTGTGTTACATCGCTAGAAGTTACAACCTTGGCTGCGATCATATTTTTATACGCAAGGTTTTGTTCATAAGGCGAGTCGATAGGATCGGGCGGTGTAGCATCGGCTAAATCATCAATAGAGTCTGACCACGCATCAGACTTACCGATGAACACATAAACACTATTATCCGCATCTGTAATATCTTCTTTGAAGTTCTGAGCGTTAACTACTCGAAAATCATTGGTTACGATTGCTGTCATTTTTAAATATTCCTCTTACATTGATGATTGCGTGATAGAGACTCCTACATTAACTCTATCGATTGTTTTATTTATACCCTGTTGTATAGTGAAATTCTCATAAGAATACATTGGAGATTCGTCGTAGAACTTGAGCAGGTCTGAGAATTCTTTAGACTTGCGTACATAGTATTGATCCACATATGTAAGTGCAAGTATTACTACCATTAAAGATTCTTGAACGCTCATCCTATTATGAGCTGCGATCATATAGACTAATCTTGGCAGATCTTCATCTCGGATCAATCCTGGCTGGCGCCCTGGCATGATTGCACCACTATTTACAACACCTTGATCAAGAGTTGCCATCAGTAATAAGAAAATCTCACCGAAGAAAATAAATCCACTTGGGTGTACTAATTTGTTGTATACATTTTCCCACTGATCTACATTGTTACCAGTTCTAATAACATATGAGAATTTCTGGTAGAAATAAGAATCTTGTAACTTGTTTCTATCTGACAAGAATCCATCTGAATTAAGGTATCTCTGAATACTAGGATCCCATTTTCCCGCAGATGGGATCAACATTTGATCCTTTGGGTAGTATACTTCGACTTCATCTTGCAATAGTATACGAAAGAAAGTTTCAATAGACTCAGAAGAACCTCTAATATTATAATAGTTAACTAGTCTCTTGTATAGTTTAACTCTGTCAGTTTGAATATCTCTAGGTATAACTACCGCGATCTCTTTCTGAATAAGATCTAAATAATGTTCAGCGGTATCAATGTCTCGTTCTTCAGATATGTGATGTAGTTCATACGATGGTTGAAATCCCTGATTCATGAATTTATAGTAATCTTCGAGCAACATCAATAATCTTTCCGAATTCTCTCTAAGGTATTCGGGTATTAATGATTCTACTCTAATAGATTCTTTGGTCTTTCGTTTTGAAGACGCGGATGCTTCGATAGATGCCATAACTATTTACTTGTGTCTAGAAGTTGTAGTGTAATCAACTGTTCCTGATGAACCAGATACCGCAATAGTATCTACCTCACCATTAACTTCTGTAAAGAAAGGTGATATCGACAATAACTGATTGCGTTTAGGCGCAAGGTCTAATGAATTTGGTAGAACTGTAAGCCTAATCTCAGCAGTTGTGTCGGGTTTAAAGTTATTGATAACTATTCTACCAGTTGCAGTGTATATAATACCTGCTTCAGAGTTGACTATTACTCTCGCACCATTAACAATCTTGTAAATAGTTATGCGTCGATTATTAGAATTAATAATCGGATAGTCGCCAAAGAAGTGTTCAATACTATTGATCAAAAATGATGTACTTTCCAGAACAGATTCTGAAGAAGTTGTAGTGTATATCGGAGATGAGAAATATAAGTCGTAATAGTTTTGAACAGTGTTCGAAGGAGTAACAACCTTATACATATAGACTCTTGAGTATGAGTTTAATATAGCAGGATCAGAAGAGTCGATATTTCTTAACAACTTAGAATATCTAAACACGCCGTCGAATCTCTTCAAATCAGTATTGTTATAATTTGCAATGACGTTTGCAACTAATGCTTGTAACTCAGCAAGTTTTCTATCAGTTAGGTTAGGGTTATACTTAAAGAATACTTCTAGTTTAATGAAAGTGTATTCTGGGTCGACCATTACTGGTGTGATAGAAATAACATTCTTACCCTTTAGGATATTATCTTTGATAAATTCTTTATCTGTCGTACTTAATGTATCAGAAGTTTTAGGTTTAATCGAGATATATACTTTACCATAATCTGGAGGACTAGCATCTTCACCACCCCAAACGGAAATCGCATCGATGTCACCATATTCTCTTAAAATAATTGCTTTATAATCGTCGGCAGTCACTGCACGGTTCTGTGTAATGTATGTCAGAGGCGCGTTAAAACGAATAGATTCTATTGACTCTCGATCGTCACCGCCTGTGCCTGAACTAACTGTTGCGACTGTAATATCAGAGTTACCACCTATCTCAGATACTATTTCAAAGTTTCTAGCAGAGTTTGCTATTGCACCAGATGTATATACATACTCCAACTCTACAATATTATTTGAAGTTGGCCTTGCGCCAATAATACCATCACCGAAATAAATCTCATACTTACTACCACTATTCTCCTGAACAAAGTAAACTCTACTACTAGCACCAACATTTACCAAAGATGAGAATTGAGTGTATATAGTATAGTCGTCAGAGTCATCATTTGTCTTGAGGCGAACTCTCAGAGTTGAGATATCAATATCTTCATCTGGTATCTCAAACTTTTGATTTTCGATGGAAGTGTCTACCCTATAAGTAAGACTTTTAAATGTGCCCTGTTTGATAGCTATATTTGGATATACAAAATTATTATTAGATGCAGAATATGTTGCAGAAGTAGATTCTGTTACCACAAACGGAAATTCCTCACCATCAACTATAGAAATAAATTTAGTTCCGCGTTCTAGAGTTAAATAAGCAGGTACTGGTGAACCAATTGGATTATTAACCGTTACATTAACTAGTCCTGTAGATGCAGTCTTTGACCTAGGCAAGTATCCCAACAATTTCGAATGTGACACAACATTACCGCGAATCTGCGCTGAGTCGAGAAACGCCTCATTCAACGCAAGGTGTGCTGTCATCGCGTTATAATGTGTATTATATGCCAGAACATCTAATAGAATAGATAGCCCAGACCCTTCAAAGTCGTAGTCATTATACTTCGATTGTGATGATAAGTAATTTTTTAAATTTTGCTTGATCAGATCAAAATCTAATTCAGTTACATTTAGGTTGACTGCCATTATCGAACTCTCTCTAAGAATATTCTAACGTCTGACTGCGAGTCATAAGTTATAACGTTAAAAACTATAGTTATATTGTATCCATTGTTGTCAGAGTCATCTTCTACTTGGACAATTACATTATTAACTCTAGGTTCGTAATTATCAATGATTCTCTTAACTCTACTAGTTAACATATATCTTGTCATGCTATCCGCATTCTCGAATAACATACTTCTCACACCAGAATCAAGTTCTGGTTGAAATGGTCTCTCGTATCTTGAAGTAAGTATTAAATTCTTAATAGAATTCTTTACTGCTGCAATATCCGTTAAAGGAATTATATCCTTTTTGTTTGGGTGAGGTATTAATGACAAGTCTAGGTCAGAGTATTGTTTTCTTCTAGAAACAATAGCAACCTTCTGGTTTGTTACATTAACGTCTGATAGTAGTTCTGTGCTCATACTTTTATTTATATGTTATATTGTAGCTACTACCCTGCTGGACCAATGAATATTATACACCATTTTTGGAATATTGGCAAGGGTTAATTTGCGAACACGTTGGGCGACCCAGCAGTGATAGCACCTCCGTCGGTGGAGTCACCAACCCTTGCAGTAGGAATACCATTAGTAAAGACATTATGAGACCCCACGTTGATCACAGCGCCGTGGGGTACACATACACTACCCGCAAGGATCGTATGCGGCGCTGTAGGGTCTCCTTGACGCTCTACCCCGATACCATTAGCAAACACATTCCCCGAACCACCTATCACAGTAGTGGTGGCATCACATCCATGCCCTGTTGTGGTCGGGTCACCTATTCTTGCTACTGCTGGCATTTTAGTAGTACAAAGTCATACCAGAGGTATACTTACTTTTGTAATAAGTTAGTTCACGGTTTCTCTGCGGAGTGCCCTGATTATTTCTAGGGCGATCAAAACTTAGGTGTAACCAGATAGAGTTTCCATGTTCAAATATAAGTTGATCATATCCAACGTTTGCTTTAATCCACTGCGCACGATTAAGATATTCGGCGGGTTTAATTCCGGGCCATTGAATATCACATGCCATCCCCCGTTCGTGTTGAGATTTACCTGTAGTTACTGTTCGGAATCCAGAGTTAACTCTTAGGCCTGGGTATTGCGCAATGATTGGTTCTAGAATATTTTCACAAAGTGCCTTTAGGTTACATGCAATTTCTGATTTAGTATACCCCGCCTGTGCTTGTACGGTATGCTTAAACAGTGCTGCAGAAGAAACTGATGCCAATGTATAATTGGGTGTCAATTGTAGAGAATCTGTAACATCGTCCTCAGATATGCCATCACACACTTGTTTTGCTGGATTTTTTTTCACTACCTCTGGAGTCGTATCAGGAGTAACATTTTCAGTAACAACAACATCTTCTGATGGGACGATTAATGCTGCGTTATCATTATCAAAGTCATCGTCAAACGCAGCGTTAGATCCTGCAAGAGCAAGAACTAAACGTTGAGCATCCGCACCGAATGGGTCAGCGGGCGATGTGTTCATGTTAATATTAGATGCTGCTTCAGCGTAATTACCCGCTGCATCAAAGGTGATGTTTCCACCAGATTTAAAACTCATATTCCCTTCTGCGAATATATCTAGGTCGCCCCGGATAAACTGATTTACATTCCCATCAACTAATAAGTTGATATTCCCTTGGACGTGACAGTTATCGTTGGATAGAACAATTTCATACTTGTTCTCTTGTCTAATTACAATATCGCCTTCAGGTTGCATCTCAACGAATGAGCCGGAATGATGAGTTATTCTAACTCGCTCTGCGCCTTGGGTATCATCAAGTTCTATCTTATGACCAGACTCAGTTTCTATAACCTTGTTGTATGGATATACCGCTGCATATGGCGACGCGGGTTCACCAATGCTTACGTCATTTACATATGGGTGAGTGTCTATTCCACGGGCTAGTTTATTCACATCAGGTTCGCCGATATATTTTGGATAATGTCCACCAGGATCAGAAAACCCTTTGGTAGAAACCGGCATCTGTTCGAATGAACTTGCTATAGATCCCATGATAACTGGATCTTGTGCAGATGATCCGTCTCGGAAAAACCCAACAACCCAACTCCCAGGAACCAATCCGTGAGTGTGTCCTACACCAGATACTGATGCTGAGGTATTTGGTAATAATACCGTTGCCCAAGGGAGATCGTTAGTAGGGATCTGTGCCTTAGAGTCTGTGTGAAACCCAAAGCATCTAACCCTAACTCGCCCCATCATTTCTGGATCGGTGCGATCTTCAACCACGCCTGTGAACCAAACAAAACTTGCTCCAATAAATTGGTCTGTACTACTTGCCATAATGTTACTCTGCCGAATCTAATGTGTAATATGAATAATCTCGCTTCAGTACTGCTTCGCATGTGTACTTATCACTGAATACATGTTGAACTCCAGTAATTATGTAGTCCCCAGATATCATCATGTCATGCTCAGAGCTTCTTTTTGCAGATTTTTCTCGTATCTTTTTATATACTTGTGGATCAATTGACTTTGGTGCGGTCAGCGAAAGTTTCTTTCCAGGATTAACTGACAAGTCACCATTGATGGTGATAGAAACTTTAATTGAATCCATATTCTCTAGAATGGACAATCTTGTCCCTGCACTATTAATTGCTCCCGCATGATAGTTCACATAGTTCGTACCATATGACATTTCATTGGAGTTTATATAAATTTCTAAAGAATCGTGATGATGATTTAAAGTCTCGTCTTTTATCTTAAACTTATTAGATATCAACGGATATCCCACATACGCCTTGGGAGACCTCTCGAATGATTTCTGATAATCGTACTTAACATCATAATATTTCTTGGTCGATATGTCTAATACTTTTGTCGTCGATGCATATGCACCCCGTCCAGAGTGATGAAACTTTGAACTGTTTAGGTTAGACGCCATTGCAAGTACTTTGTATTTACGCTCGTTATACCCTTCCTCAGTAGTTTCCTCATCATTTTGTCTAAATGTAAAACTGTATGTTCCGATACTTTTTGAGGTTGCAATTTCTTTATATGGGATTATATAAAACCCGTTCAACGTTTCGTATGCAAATATAGGTGAACTGGACTCGTCAAATGATCTACGCAACAACCAGTCCACAGCCTTGAATGGTTTTACATTGGGTATTACTAAACTCACATTTCCCTTACTATCTGCCGTGTTGAATATGTCACCCGTATACTGTAGATCGTTTTTTATAACTTTTTCAATTGCTTTAGAGATAGAACCTTTAACAGACCTAGACAAACTTACTACCTTATTTGTAAATGCGTGTTCGCTTAGGCAAGTTAGGGTATATCCTTGACTTGCTTCTTTGATCTTACCAAATAATGGGATTTCCGTAACATAAAATACTTTTTTCAATTTAATGGTGTCTTTAGATCCTTTATCTCTCTTGTGGATGATGATAGTAACTTTCTCTTGGCCGCTTATGCGCAGTTCTTCAAATAGGTTGACTGTATCGAGTATTTCTATAGAAGCATGCAGACCATAGGTGTACATACTCTCAGTTATTACCAATTTAGTTACTTGGTTAAATATATTAAACTCTTTACCGTATGCGTTCTGTATAGATATCTCAGATATCCTAAAAGATCCCGGAACAGCACTTTCTGCAGTGTTATTATTGTCTAGATTGCCGTTAATCATGTGTTGAGTAATTCTTGATAAGAGTCTGCGAATTCGAATATACGATCGTTACTAATAATACGAATATTTGACCTTTGTTCGTTTAAATTATACTCATATTCATAATTGGTAACTGTATTCAACTGCACTGGGGGAAGACCTCCATCAATGTGTATTGCATTGTTAACTCTCCTACCAAGATTGTCTTCGTAGTGATGAGGTGCTACTTGTGTGTCAAAAACTTCATAAGTAATAGAACTGTTCAGTGTAGTTTGCCCACGGATAATCTCATTACTGCGAAATGTGCCAACAACATCAACAATAGATAATTGTTGCATGGTTGGTTCTTTACTTTCTATTTTACCAGTTGCACCACTCAATGTTCCTATAACGGTTTCTCCAATTTGAAACTTACCCGCAACAGAATTCTCAATAGACTGTAGTAATCCGTCTCCAGTGTAGTTGTACTGTGGTCTGAATGTGAAAGTTACTCCAGAGTATTCTTCTGCCATGTACTTATCGAACTCGTTAAATGACATTGGCCATTCACCTAAACCTGTTCTAAGGCTGTCGTTAGTTATAAAGAAAGTCCAGTAATATTCTGGCGTGCCATATACTTTTTGTGATACTATATCGGGTCTGTCACCTTCTTCAATCTTGTAAAAAGTATAAGCAGTCAATTCATCATCTAAGGTGTTTAAAGGTTTGACATACCTGAACAAATCAATGATTCTGGTATTAACTCCTGTATTGAAATAGTCGTAGGAAGTTTTTGGGAAGTTTCTAAAGAAAGACATTATAAAACCTCTTAGATGTAAAAGTTATCTGGCATACTAGACCTATCAGAATGCATCTTTTCGATATCTTCTCGTGTAAGTGCTTTAGTTTCTTGAAACTGTAGTGATAGAGTAACATCTAATGGTGCTCCGTCTTTATAGAAAGAGTTAGCAGTCGTATTATAAGAAGAACTCATACTGAGTAAGAAACAATTATATGTAGGTGAATAATACTTATTGACAGTGTCGTCTCTATTAAGAACCTTAATATTAAACTCTGATGGATATTTCAATGTAAACCTATTACCAGATGGGTATGCATTAAGTCGTAATCGCTCAAGAATATTCCTTATGGTATCACTATCTTTCTGACTAGTCGCAATTAGTTTAAATTCAAATGAATATGACCGTGTGTTAGAACCATTGAAAGTTGTTACTTGATTCGGGTTAAGCAATGTTCTCTTGTTGTATAACACTGCCTCTGCAATCGCTTTGCCCGTATCACCACCCGCAAGTGCTCCCATGCCGTTCTTCTGCGCAATCATCGCAAGTGCAGCTGTATTTGTGGTAGAATCATTCGAAGCGGCAAGTTCATTCTTCATCTTACTTATACTATTTCCAATTGAATTTATCGAACCACCACTGTTCAAAACATCTTGAGCTATAGCGCCAATCTGATTGAGGTTATTAGACCCATATGACATACCATCTTGTATAGGCATTCCAATTGGTATCGGTAGAAATACAGAAGTTGGGTAATCCCCCGTGACAACTTCAATTGCCATTTTTGGGTAATTTGATATATCTTCTGGATACATGTACCTTGCTGTATCATTTTTTTTATTAAAATCTATCATGGATTTCTCTTATAAATAGTTGTAAGAATACACAACATTATATATTATTTATATGGCATACTCCGGCAGATACCCAATTAAACGACATGATAAGTACGATGGGGACTCTACTAAGGTATATTTCCGTTCCCTATGGGAACGACAGGTGTTTAAGTGGTGCGAAGAAAACGATCAGGTTCTAAAATGGAGTTCTGAAGAAGTTGTCATACCATACAGATGCAAGACTGATAATAAGATACATAGATATTTTGTAGACGTTAAAATGAAAATGGCAAATGGGCAAACATTTTTGGTTGAGATTAAACCAAAGAAAGAAACTACACCACCCGCGCAACCTGCTCGTAAAACTAGGAAGTATATTACTGAGGTTATGACATATGTTAAGAACCAATCTAAGTGGGATGCTGCTGAAGAATATTGTATGACTCGGGGGTGGAAGTTTGTTGTGTGGACAGAAGATACCTTAAAGGGTCTTGGAATTAAAATACTAGGAAAATAAATGGCAGAATCATTATTTTATAAATTAGAACAAGCAGCATTTCGAGCGGGAATAAACCCACGCAGCGATGATGCTAAAGTATGGTTCCGTCAAAAAGTTAAGGAACTAGGCAAGGTCAATAGAAATCAATTGCTAAAGGATGAAGCATTGATCATGAAGTCTAGGGCGATCTGGGGTAACATGTATATGTTCTTTTATGATCCTAAACATCGAGAGAAACTTCCGTACTATGACCAATTCCCATTGACAATAATGGTTGAAAAGGCTCCGGGCGGTTTCTACGGATTAAATCTACACTATCTGAAACCAACGGTACGGGCTTCGTTCTTAGACAGCCTTGGTGGTACTCTTACTAATGATAAATTTGATGAAAGTACTAGGTTTAAAATGAGGTACGACTTACTCAAGAGTGTTCGTAAGTATCGAGAGTTTAAACCTTGTTTCAAACATTATCTTAGTAGTCAGATAGATTCAAAAATTGTATTGGTTCGCCCACCAGAATGGGAGATCGCGATATTCTTACCAACTGAGCAATTTGCTAAGAGCACAAAAACCGCAGTCTGGAAAGACTCATATAAAATAAGTAGAGGACTATAATAATGTCATTACTCGGAAGCGATATCGACGAACTAAAAGGAATCTTCAGCAAACGCCAAGGACTTGCTAACTCTAATAGATTCATGGTTTATATGCAACCTCCATCGGGCAGTTTACTGAATCTTGACTTAAACGCCCTTGCAGTCGGAGTACTGTCTGGAAATGGTTTGTCGTTAGGAGGTCTTATAAACGACCCCAGAGATGTTGCTATGTTATGTGAGAGTTGCACCCTGCCTGGGCGCGCAATCACGACGATTGATATGCAGAACGTAAAGCAATCTATCAAAGTTCCATACACATATATCAATGAAGACGTCACGTTTACTTTCTTGTTGACCAATGATTATTATATGCGAAAGATGTTTGATCAATGGATGGGTATGGTATTTAATATCGACACTTATACTATGAACTATAAGAGCGAATATGTAACCGACGTCAGAATTGCTCAACTAAACAAACAGAACATCCCAATATACACTGTTCGCCTAGAGAACGCATATCCTACTGGTATTAATGCTATTAACCTAGATAACACTGCCGAGAACAGTATTCAGAAAGTGACGGTTAACCTAACATACGAGAACTTCGTGGTAGAAGGACTTGTTGATACAGTTACTGGAATTGCTGGTGGAATTGCTGATACAGTTGCAGGAACCTTCGGACTTTAAACTATAAATACTACTGACTGAAATTTTTATATTAAGGAATTAAATAATGGCATTACCCGTAATCGATACACCCAAATATTCTGTAAAGATCCCATCTACACAGAAAGAAGTTACATACAGACCCTACCTCGTTAAAGAGGAAAAGGTTTTGATGCTTGCTATGGAAAGCGAAGATCAATCGCAAATATTAAGAGCAGTGCAAGATGTTATTGACGCATGTACATTTGGCAAACTTCAAGTTAAACAACTTGCTACATTTGACCTAGAGTACTTGTTTTTAAAGTTGAGATCAAAGTCTGTCGGGGAAGTATCTAAAATTAACCTAAAGTGTTCTAACTGCGAAGAGAGTAACGAGTACGAACTTAATCTAGATGCATTAGAAGTACAAGGTACTGAATTCGATAGTAAGATTATGTTGACCGATAAGGTCGGAATCAAACTAAGGTATCCTACTGTCGAAGATGCTCAAAAGATATCTAAGTTAGAAGGTATAGAAGCGGTTATGAAAACAGTTGTTAATTCAATTGAAATGATTTTTGACGAAAATAATGTATACCCTGCCAAAGATTCTACTCCACAAGAACTACAAGCGTTTGTAGACTCACTGAACTCTGCTCAGTTTAAAAAGATCGAGCAGTTCTTCCAGAGCATGCCTTCGCTTAAACATGATGTCAAATATACTTGTTCCAATTGTGGTACAGTTAATGAGTTTGAGTTAAAGGGTCTTGCAAATTTTTTCGGGTAGGCCTCTCCCATGATTCGCTTGTAAACCACTACAAGACGAATTTTGCTATGATGCAGCATCATAATTATTCACTCAGTGAACTTGATACCATGATGCCTTGGGAGAGAGAGATTTATGTTATGCAATTAGTTGAGTTTGTGAAACAAGAAGAAGAACGCGCAAAAATAAGACAACAATCTTGGAATAGGTAAAGATATGGATAACGAACAAAAAGGTTTGCTAGAAGATGTAATTCTAGAGATGATGGAATTCAACCAGAACATTGTTCAGGTCGATAGCAGGATTTCTATGTCTAACGACTACTTGAATAACATCGACGCGAACTCGTTCGTGATGAACGATCAACTACAAAACATTGCAGATATCTTAGGAGGCAATAACCTTGCAGCACTTGAAAAGGCAAAGGAAGATGGAGTATTACAAGAGAGGACTCTTAATGCTCTAAACGCAATTGCAGACAATACTACCCCAAAAAAGACCGTTAGTGAATCAAGCGCTGGAGGGTTTGGTGGAATTATATTAGGTGCTATTAGTTTTGTCGCGGGATTTATTAGCGGCTATCTAAAGCAGTTCGTAACGATCGCCAAGTCATTTTTTATCATAGTGAAAGAAGCTGCTCTATTGATAGGTAAAGGAATTGCAGCAACATTCCGTTTCCTGAAGGCAGAGTTTGGTGCTACTAAGATAGGTGCTAAGATCATGTCTTTAGTTTCCAGTGTAGGAAATTTCTTCACTGGTGTGCTGGATCGTATCAAATTGTTCTTTAAAGAAAGTAGTTTTGTAAAAAAGATTAAATCGATATTCACTAGTGTGAAGAATTTCTTTCTCATACCATTAAATAATGTTAAAGCTGAATTTAAATTATTCTCAGACGCATTTGGAAACATTGTACCTAAAGTAAAAGCTTTGCTTGGTCCTATATTTGGCATAGGCGATAGATTAAATGATGTTAAGGGAGTATTCACCTCGATAAAGAATACAGTTGGTGGATGGGTTAGTAATGTATTATCAAAGATCAAGGGAGTTCTTAAGATATTTACTGCCGGTGGTGTACTGGGTAAGTTCGGAGCATTCTTTGGAAAGATCTTCGCGCCCTTCACTATCATCATGGCACTATTCGATACTGTTAGTGGTGCTATGAAAGGATACGAAGACGGCGGGATATTGGGTGCTATTAAAGGTGGCCTGGGTGGTTTAATATCATCTATCATCGGTACTCCATTGAATATGCTCAAGGACTTAGCATCTTGGATCGCTTCTAAACTAGGGTTCGAATCTTTCTCAGAAACATTAGATAGTTTTGACTTCTTATCATTGATTAAAAACGGTATCGACGGTATATTCAATTGGTTTAGTACATTATTCACTGATCCTGGCGCAGCACTAACCGAATTATGGAATAACCTAGTAGGCAAAGGTGGTTATATGGACTTACTATTCAAACCAATCGACATGCTTATTGACTGGATTACCAAAACTCTTGGTTTCCGCGATGAAGATGCTCCAGAATTTAGTATCGGCAACATACTTCGCGGTGTGTGGAACACTATTATAGAATGGGTTGCATCACTCATTGAAAAAATTCCTCTTGTTGGCAACAAAGGTGCTTCTATGATCCGTGGACTGGCTGCGGGTGAAGCAACAGTCGATATTAAGAAAATGTCAGCACCCCCGATAAAAGAAGTTCAGAAGAGTGGAGACACACTAAACAAATCAGATACTGAAAGGCGCAACTCTGAAACTGCCACCGAAATGGTTAAAGATAGTGCGGCACTATCTGTGCCTGCATCAGTGTCGAGTAACTCCGGATCTTCTCCAGTAACTAATAGTCAGAACACCTATAATATATCAAACCCTAATATTCCAGATCGAAGTTTCGGTGGATTAGTAGGTAATGATATGATGATAGCAGCATAAAAAAAGGACCCCGAAGGGTCCTTTTTATTTGGCATATTGAACTGTTATGCGTCAGCAGCTAACTTACTGAAGAAACTCATCGCATCTTCATCGTCGTCTTCCATGGAGGTAACTGGTTTTGCGCCAGCACTCTTTGGAGCAGCAGCACTTTCAGTGCGACCCGCAGATGGAGTAGGAGTATCGAACTCATCATCCATCATAGACTCAGCAGTCTTCATTGGAGATGCTTGCGCACCACCCAATACCATACTTAGTTTACGATCTAGTTCTTCATATGATTTGAAGTTCTTAACATCAGTGTAAGCAGATAATGGGTTTAGTTTCGTATAGACTTCTTCCAACTTCTCGTCGTCGCCACCTAGCAATGGAGCAGGGGTTGCAAACTCAGACTTGTCGTAGTTACGGTATCCTTCAACTTGACGGATCTTCAATTTGAAGTCTGCGCCATCCCAGAAGTCAAACGGATTGACTGGGTCTTCATCTTGGAATTGTGGTTGAATAACATCCATGATTTTATCAAAGATCTTCTTACCAAACTGATAGATGAATACCTTACCTTCATTAGCAGGATTGCCCGGATCGCTCACAATATATGCATTGACTGCATAGTGTTGTCGGCGTTTCTGTTTACGCACCTGATCTTTGTCAGATTCGATACCAGAGTTCCACAACTTAGAGTTGAGTTCAGAGACAGGATCGGGTTGACCAATACTTGTCAATGACTTTTCAATGTACCACTTTCCAGTAGGACCTTGGAAACCGTGGTCCCAGAAACGAACCCAAGGCACATCTTCACCTTCTGGCGCGGGCAAGAATCGCAACACGGCGTAACCGTTACCAGACTTGTCTACCGTAGGTTTCCAGATATTATCTTCTTGCTTTGAACCGCCTGCCTTATCAGCAACGGCTTGTGCTTGTTCAACTAGTTTGTTAATTGAAGCAGAACGATTTTTCTTTAGAGCATTAAATGACATTTTGTATTTTCCTTTTATACAGATTTTGAATTGATATTATAACACAGTATCGCAAATTATGCAAACTTTTCAACGATGATTTTTTTCATCACTGGTAGGTCTGCACTCACAAAGGGAGTCATCTTCACAATCTTCTTAGACAAATCTGGCCACACTAGTGTTTCCGTTATTGACTTGTTCAATCGTTTAGTGAATCCCAACATCTTCTCGATGATTACCACTGTCTCCAGGGATATATCTTCTTGAAGAAGTAGTTTGACAATGTGCGGATGCGCATCGTCAGTAGTAGATAAGAAGAGTCCGTCAAATTTAAGACCCTTCATATCTGCATAGTTTACCATAGTATCTATATCGTTTGTGAAACGATATTTCATAGAGTCAGAGTATCTTTTCCATGCAAGGTAGTGAACATCACCATCCTCTACCATGTCGCCAACCCATTTAGAACCACGCGAGAAGTTAGAAACATAGAATTCCACCAAGTCTTTTGGTTGAGTGAACTTCTTTGCTATCTTTGCGAAGTGATACTTGTCCTTACGACCCAAGAATGCCTTGGGTGTTGCAGAACTTTTAAAGTTATATTTCAGAGCGTCATACCCATCGCGCTCAAAATGTAATTTGATCGCCATGTAATATGAGTATGCATCATATGGTTGGATCATAATCATACTGGTAGTGTATTGTGTCCAGGTAACATACGATCAGCAATTGCCTCTGCCTCAATACGAGATTTAAGGGGAGCACTGATTAATGGACCAACATCTTGCGGGTCGATCGATCGCTCAGAGCAGATAAAAAGAACTGCCTCCATGTGCGTCATGCGTTTTAGACGAGCGGTCTGCTCGGCAAGTTCACTAAACTGTTTCTTACTTAAAATATCATCAATCACGTTAACCCCATTTATAAAAAATATGTGTGTCCATCTTACCAGTGCGTTCCATGCTTCTATCATTGCGCCACTTTGGATTGACATATGTCGCATGATAATGTGTGGAACCTTCTGTTATGTCGAACCCCTTATTATACATCTGAAACGCTGTTTTGGCAACCTCTATAACTCGTTTCCACTTATCCGTTTCCTCATTGATAGTGTCTGATTTACCATCACACGCCCAAGAGAACTGACACTTACCTTTGCGAGCATCATCTGCATGTTGTTCAGTGCCAAGCCTTCCCTGATATACTACTTTACAAATTGAGTTGGGAAACCTATCATCTACAACCCTATTCATAACAACAAACACCACAGAGATCTGCCCAGCAAAACTTTCGTTTAGTGCCTCAAAGTATACATTAGTGGCAAGACAGTTTAAGTCCTTGATGCTTAGTTTAGTTTGTCTCGTTAGTGGTTTGAGTTCGGTTGATAGTTGCAACCGCTCCACAATTGGCTCAGAAGTTTCTTCTGGGAGTGTGATCCGATATTCAATTTGGTTACTACTAACCATACTTGGTATTGTAAGTACCAGAGATGTTACTGATATTAGCGCAAGAGCGATAGAAGCGATTGAACCGATTATTTGTTTTTTAACCATTAGTTATCCTCATCAAAATGGTGTCGTCGTTAAGTCGACCATTTGGAGAGGCATCTTTTGTAGTTAATTTGGACCAAGCGTTACCGATTTGTTTCGGTGTCTTAGAAAGGACTAGGGGTAAGAACTCCTCCGGTTTACGCAGACGCGTAGACTTGGATATAGCACTATCCCAATTTTGTAGACTTGTACCCTTAACGCTCAGACCATCGGGACCCGAACTTATGTACTCAGACAATGTCCTCGTTTTCACATTAAATACAAACAGACGCGCCGCCCCTACTACTGTAGCAGGATTGATCGACACGAGTTTGAACTCTGGTGATTCCTTTAGGAATTTTATCTTAGCGACTAGTTTCGTTGCCGCGACTGGTTTCTTTGTACGGACCTTCCGTACTGTTTTAGAGTTCGCTTGATGACGTTTTAAATCATCTAGTACTTTATTTAGCAATTTTACACGCGCAACTAATTCTTTCTTATCCAAGTGACGGAATGCCTCCACCGCCTGTGGACAAGATTTATCAATCGCGTCTTGCATCTCCTGGATGCGGTCATTAACCCAAGGAGTAACCATACCAACAGACATTGCTGGTAAGTCGTGTTGCTTCATAAGGGCGTATGCATCAAACTTTTCAGTTAGACTCGCCAACCATGCGTCTTCCAACACGCGAAGGTCTTCCATGATAGTGACGTTAACCTTATTACGCAGACGCTGTTGAGGGGTAATGACTTCACGAGGTTTGTCTTCTGACGTTTTGACCTCCTTGATCTTAGAACCTTCCTCAACCGCTCTCATGATATGGTCTTTGATAAATGTTTTCTCTTTATCATTAAGCACGAATCCACGACTATCGCTCATCCTAACCAATGCGCCTGCGGTTGAGTTCGCCCATGTTGGACACGCTAACTTGAACTGATTGAGTTGTGTTGCAGGTAACTTTAACTCTGTCTTTGCGTAGGATAGTATATTGGGAATAAGGTCTTTCTTAGATACAAAATAGTTGTACCAATTGAGAGCCTTGAGCAACGCAATATTCCTACCCTCATAGTCAACACCAAGAGTTGAATCGAACATAGGTTCAGCTCCCAAGAACTTCATGTCTGGGTCGGAGAATCTAGATTTTGTAGTTTTGCTTGATGTTGCCATGAGATGTACCTTTAATTATAATATGTGGTTATTATATATTAAAATTAGATGTTTGTAAAGCATTTTACTGAATCTACTCGAAAACTGCGCCACTCATTGATATCCAAGTCAAATACACGGATGGTCTCGGTAGAGATTTTGCGCTCAGGTGCATCTTCCTTGATAACAGGCTGGTGTTCCACTGGAATCATCATAAAGTCCATAGTACAGTTCATCACTCGTTCTGTACCGTCCTTCTTAGTGAACACCACTTGCTGTGCATCCATTGCAAGGCGTGATAGCATTTCGTCGCGAGTTAGAGTAGGTTCTGTAGTCACTTGCATAATATTTTCTTTCATGTTATCGGCGCATATTCGCCATGTTGATTGCTTCTTCATTCGAGAATACCGGAACAGCATTAGACTTGTGTAGCGTAGCTACTCCAATCATTTTAGATCCAGTATACACTTTATCTGCTGGTTTCGCAGCATTACCCATACCATTACCCCTAGAGAGTATAGTAGCAGTCTCTCGGACATATGCCCTTGGTGTCAGTATAGAATTGGTCATGTGTGAATTATACACGCCTTTTCGTTTTTGCGCAACCCCAAACTCCGAATTTAAACTGAGTTCGTACTCACGCTTTGCTTCTGCCGACTTGAACTTCATCTTCTTATTCTTTTTAGAAGATCCGCTCATGTTATACATCGGATGCATTAGTCCCATGAATCCATACCCTTCATAGATGAGTATGATTCGTAGATACCACTATCTCGGATGTACGACTGTTCTTCCTTAGCAGTCCATCCCAAGTAACGGTCACCACCGTCGAAGTCTTCACTCCGTTTGATCTTAGTAGTGGTCTTGGCATTTTTACCAATGCGTTTAACGGTTGTATTGGACTTGGCAGTGCGTTGTTTTAGTGTAGCGGGCATTTTAATATTTCCTTAGAAGTTGTAGTCGTAAAATTTAGCAGGGGTGGCTGACAGCGAGAAGCGGCGACCATCTTTACATTTCCATTTACCATTCTTATTAAGACGGATACGGATAACTGGAGCAGTATTATCAGAGGTGATTTTCCACTTCTGGTCACGGATGTTAGTACACACAGCAGAGAAACCGCCTGGAATGAACTCCATCTTGACAGATTTATCTTCTGTAGCATCCATTTCACGAACCTCGATGGTCTTGTCTGATACTACCTTAACGATCTCGAACGGGTTAACATCAGAGTAACCGATGTGATTTGCGAATTTTTCATTGATCATATGAACCTCTTTTTTTCAAACTATGATACTAGTATACCACAAAAATAGATACTTGCAAGCATTATTTTCATCAATGTTGCAAAAATGCAACAGAATATACCCCATTAGTTGACACATTGTTCCATCCTTGGACTAGCATCTCTGCCGCGCGAACGCTCAAACCGTCATTAGCAAGTACTGTTCCAACTTCACGCGCATGGAACTCATTGAAGGTGCGCTGCTCTTGTACTACTTTATTACTATCTAATGCAGTGTACTCAACTTGGTATGTTGATACTCGGGGTATGCGATACATGGTAACCTCTCTTTGTTTTGAACTATGATACTAGTATACCACAAAAATGGATACTTGCAAGCATTATTTTCTCAGTTGTTGTATTTTTGCAACAGATGGGTTATGAACCCATCAGGAGCGCCGGCGCAATTATTATACTTTGGTCAGAGTAATTGTAGGGTATTTAACGAATCCAGTGGTGTCTTTCTTCGCTTTACCCTTTGCATACAAGCCAACTATGACGCCTTTCGGGTCGAGGAAGCGTAGGTCGCTCTCATCTCCGTTAAATACTGGCAACCCATTGTATGACTCGGGCATAGCAAGAGTCTTCTTGATACCGAATACAGTAGCAATGTTATACCCCTGACCGATAGCCTTGCGTACATCAGTATCGTTGCCATCTGCGTCTGAGAACGTCAAGTGATAGTTAGGAATGTTTAACACCTTACGACCGAGGATCTTGGTGTAGTCATAGAACTGTACCTCTGGAAACGCACTGAACACATTCTTGTATGTAACTCCAGCACGAACCACTTCATATTTCTCAAAGGCAAGGTCTGATGTTCCATTGAGTCGGAACACCGGAGTCAAATCTACCTTAGCAGACTGCTTGATACCCAACTCAATATCTTTGACCAGTTGGGGCATGAACACCTCACGGGACTCGAAGAACATCTTGGTCTTGCGGATACGAGCTTGTTGGATGACGTTAGTGGCCTCCCCCTTCTTGAACAGACCACCACGCCCAGCAGTATTGAGACAAGCATCAGTACAACCAGCGGTTCTCTTGGCACATGTCTCGTATCCTGACAAATTTGCCGGAGCGAGGTGTAGTATGTAAGTATTATATCCCTGCTTTGTACCCTTGAGTACTTTGGGGTTGCCTGTAGATAGTAATTTCATGGAGACCTTTGTTTCAAACTATGATACTAGTATAACACAAAAAAATACCCCATGCAAGTGTAGGGGTATTATTTGTTGTATTAATGCAACATTATTCGGGTGCTAGTTCAAGGTCTTCTAGCATCTCCTCGATCATCTCACTGGTCATGGTAGTCAAACATGCATCTAAAAGTTCCTTAGCGGAGATCCTACGAGTCTTAACCATTCGTTCAGCAAATATATGCGGAGCAACTTTAAATAATTCCCAATTAGTTAATTTATTAATATTCATTTTAAATTTCCTTAATTAATACAATAGATTTAAACAATTTCATTAATTTCAATTACAATTTCGTAAATTGGGGTAGAATCTGAATTATTTAACCACATAGTAACTATTTTAATAGCTTCTTTTTTTGTTTGGGCTTCTACTGTAAATACAGATAAAAATTCATCAGTAATACGGACTATGAAAGGGGAAGACATTTGAAAAACTCCTTATTAACTAAACAGAGTTCAGTATAACACAAAAAAATACCCTACGCAATGGTAGGGTTATTAATCGTTGTTTAAATACAACAGGAGCGATTTAAGGAGTTTAAACCTCTTAGGGACATGTTAGTATCACCCAGGCTGGGTAATCTCCTTACAATCGGTTTTATTGCTCCGGTTCTGGCATACCACGCAACAACATTAGGATGTCAAGGGCGCAATCGTCTACAGGATGGTGCTTTAGTACTGAGTTCATGTCTAAATTGGCAACTTTACAGTAACCATTAGTACTACCCGTGAGCATATCAATTGCAGTGCGCATATCACGCCAGCGAGCAAAGTTGATAATCGGTTCCACGCCGCACTTATTTGTTAGGCTGTCGATCGCCATCTGGTCCAAAGACCCTCTCGCCCACATGGTCTCGTTGTTCAACTTACCTTGAGCATACTTGTTAATGTACTTCTTGATCGCAGCAATGCCTTCTTCTACCTTGATATCGTCTGGTTTAGTGTCGAAACTCTGACTGCGTTGGTACTCGCCCTGCTTTGCCCACCAATCCAAGGTGGATTTAGTGATGGTGCGATCCAGGCGCTTTAGTTGGTCTTTAGCATCCAGTTTAACGAACAGCCCGCGTTCAACTAGTTCTTTATAACTGATGTCGGCATCTTTTTCTGGGTCAAAGTAAATGATACCCGCAGACAGAATTACCGTAGTAGATTCTACTCCGAGGGTTTCAATATCAAACATAAACATATTATAGTTTCTCTCAATCTAAATTACAAAAATTACTTTTTCTTTGGACGAACTGCTTGCTTCTTAGCGCGTTTCTGTGGAGCATTAGGAGCAAGTGGATCAGTTGGTGCTGGTATATTAGTAGGTTTCTGGACAGGTGTTGGTTTCTTTACAGCGGAGTTCTTCTTCTTATAGTTATTATTTTTCTTCGGAAGTGTTTTCTTCACTTCTTGCGTGGCAACAGGTTTTTCCTCAGTGGGAAATGGCCATGCCGGTTGAGGGATTAATGCAGCAGGAGTATCTTCTTCAACAACTGGTGCAACTAGTTCCAGTGTAGGGGTAATGCGCACAGGTTCAGAATCTAGAACTTCTTCTAGGGGTTTGCTCTTAAATAGGTTTTTAATAAATGTAAACATGGTATAATCTCCGTTAATGTTTAGGTAAATAATTATATAGGGGTTATCGGGATTCGCCTACACAATACCCCTTGCTCGAAGTACCTTCAAAGGTTCGAGAGAGTTGTTGTAGTGCAGTTTCGCATCGCTCCTGAGAAGGAAAACTGTCCATAACGACTGGAGAGTTTAGGTATGCTGCGGATGGTACTTCCGCGACATTGATATTAAAAATCAATATCCATTGTGCTAATGCGTTCATTGTTTAGCCAGCCGTCTTCTAACTTCTGCATGTGCTACTTCGACGACCTTGTCTTGGTTAGTTTCAAATAACACTCTTGGGATTTCCATACTCATATACACATTAGGCGATTTCCACCAGCGTTCTATGATAACCTCGTCTCCATTGTATAATGCGTTGAGCATCTTGTTAACTCGGATCTTCTTAAACTCGTATGGACTAGGTAAGTCTGGAATTGGTGCTGCGTCAGATGACATATGAATTTCCTACAAATATTTTAAATGTGTGTTGATCGTGTACTTAGGTGTTTGGCCAGAGCAATGATTTTCTTTATGGTAGTATCCCCAATAAGAAGGGAATATTATAACCGACCCTTGTTGAGGGTTCATCTTAAATTTTATATTTGGTGTGAAGTCTGTTTCACCACCCGGACTAACTGAATTCAAGTATATTGTCATGGACAAGAATCGATGAGATGTGAATGAGTCTTGGGAGTCGGAGTGTATTCGTTTACGAAAATCGTGGTCGGGGTTATATTTTTCCATGTAAGGATCTTCCAATACATATTTGTCTGGAACCTGACGGTTGATCTTCATACCAGTGTCTTGCCGATATTGTTTATACAACAACTGCATAAGTTCAACAACCTTATTTGAGTACGAATCCCATCTTAGATTATCTGAACACTTCATGAAATAGTATTTGTCTCCAGGAGAGTCGATCATCCTTGCCTTATGCAGATTTTCCTCGTAACCCTTTATCAACTTGTTACAATCTATATTATCTAATACGTTGTCGTATACTTTTATATATCCAAGCATCTCGACAATGCAATCTTTGCGTCGATACAATCATCATGGGCAGTATCTTTCTCTAACTGCTTTAGCGCAGCAACTTCAATAAGAGACATACCATATTCAAAGTCACCCCAACCGACATGATCAATCCAGTCTTGAATTTCTTCTGGTGTGTTTAGTGACAATACTATACGCAAGTCTTGTTTCTGTGTTTGTGTTAGTTCGTTATCTAGTTCAAATGCATCTATCATTTAATATCCTTTGTCATGTCTGCAGAAGTCTTGTCCTCACGAATCTCTAGGAAGATAGGTAAGAACAACGACTCCTCGCCTTGTTTATTACTTATTCTAGCATTATACTTCACTGCGACAATTTTAGCAAGTAAAAAATCGCGATCAGACCAAAACTCAGTTCGCATAGCGTCAGAAAAACCAGAACCGATAGAGACTTTAAGGAGTCCGTCTGCAGATTCAGCGATAACTGCTCCAAGCATTCCTGAGTACTTGCCAGTACCTTCTTGCACATCAACGATTTTAAGATCACAATCTAACTCCGCTTTAAATTTAATCTGAGACTTGGTACGCTTATCTTCCCAGATACCAGTCATTGATTTGAGGATAATTCCCTCTTCACCTTCAGCAAGGTAAGCGTTAAAGATGCTTCGTGCTTGATCAAGCGATTCGACATATGTGTTAGTGACGATGCGCAACTTTCCAGCCGAAAAACGAGAGATCTTAATACGAGCAAACCTATCTTCGTACGGAAATGTACAAACGCCATTTTTAAATTCTTCATATGGTATAACATCCCAAAGTGTTGCAGAAACTAGCATCGCTTCATCTGCTGATATTGTTCCTTTGACTGCCTTGTTAAGAATACCATTACCCGTCTGACGATCCATGTATGAACCATCCTCAGACAACAATACCAACTCACCATCAAAGACTAAGTCATTTCCCTCGGAAAGTGTAATAAACTCTTGGGATAAGTTACCCAATAGGTTAATCTCTTTGCCGTTGCGACTGCGGAACTCTACAGCACCATCTTTAACAATAGCATTAAAGCGCATACCATCCATCTTAAGTTGCACCATCGCAGGAAACTCAAACTTACTTATAACCTTTTCATCGTATGCGGTACAGAGCATACATGGATACTCGTGAATCATACCAGGCCATACCTTATTGACCGTAGAAGCAGCAACTCCACACTTTAGGTCTTTCTGGATAATCCTCTCAATTACCCTTGCATCATCTTGGGGTAGACTTTCCAACATCGATGCTAACATGTCAATTGCAGCATTACCCGTGTACTCACGAGAGGACAATTTCTTCAACTGTTTACATGCGTTTACGAAAGTGATAGTATGGATACCTCGTATGTACTTTGGGATCTTGCGAATATAGAACTGTGTGAACGGATCTAGAGCAAGAAAGATAACCGTTTGAAGTGTGTCGTTGTTCTTATACTTCTCAAGAGTAGCGATCTTAAAGTTACGACTCGCGTCAGATGCTAGTTCATCAAGTATGTTTAGTATAGCCATATATCAGTCTTTGTTCAATTTACCATTTAGGTAAAAGCGGTATTCGCGTTTTAACCACCAGCGATATGCGTTAAAGTACTTTGACAGTGTATGGTCAGATGGGATAATCTCAGACCACCCTAATAGTTCCTCTTGGTTCTCGTAGTACTTTTCTTGAACCCAATTTCTAAATTTCATTGCCATGTTATGATATCAAATCCTGTAATTCCCACTTCGCATCGTGGATGGTTTTACACTTAGCACCATTGACCGTGATGTTTCTATTGGTAACGATCTTAACTTTGAAGTACTCGTTGCTCAAGTCCCAATGCGAGCGAGACTTAACTTTAGTCGCCCGCTGGCCAGTTGCAAAGAACATAGTGTCCATCAACTCATCTGCGGCGATTTTGCGTAGGAAGTGAATATTAGCCACGGTAGTCAAACGCACTTTCTTGATTTAGGTACTGCTCGCGCTCCCACGCAGCCTGCATACTATCTGCAACTTGCCTGGCACTTTCTTCAGTGTATATAGTTGCGGGTTGAAATTGCCGCCCTGAACGATTACCCATATTATCTCCCTCATCCCATTCTATGACCGTCCAGTATGAGCGGCGATCATTGTCACATTCATAATCTTCAAACTCGGCTGTAAATTTGCGATTCATAATTTCAATTCTTTCAAAGGGCGCAAGGTCCTGCTCAACACGCTAATGAAATGACTAGTCGTGTCATTGATAACCATTGGCAAATCAAGATGCACAATAGCAACCGACACACCCTCGGCATTCATGCTACTACAGTTACCAACGGTTCCCATGAAAGGGATCTTACCAAATTTTCCAGCAACACGATCCCCGATAGAGTACTTCTCGGTGATAGCCTTCTTATCAAAATATTCGGTTAAAGTGCTCATATAGTCTTTCCAGTCATCTTTGTATAGTAGTCACGATCTGCAATAGTGTATTGGTACAGAGGGTATGAAGGATCATTAGGAAATATACCGCTCTTCTTACATAAGCGAGTCAACGCTCCCCGAGCAGCACCCATACCGTAGTATTGCACACTGACGCCAGAGTTGGTCTTGGTTTTCAAGACCTCGTATGTTTTCTTGTCGTAGATGATAAAAATTTGTTTGGACATGTGTATTATCGAGTATTAATCTAAAATGGTAAATATGGGTCAACCAAAAGTTTGTAATACTTGCGTATTACATTCTCCAGTAAGTTTCTGAGCTTGGGCTACAGTAGTAGGGCGTGTCATAACGCTCTTGAAACTCTATGCCACCCATTAAGTTTTGTTTGGTCACAAAGGTTTCAAACACGTTGGCTACTACGCCATCTCTACGAAAGTCTTCTGCAAGACACTCAATGTAGTCTTTGGTGCTGGGAGCATAGTCCATCACTTTAATAAAACGCAAGCCTGCCTTGTTTTTGCCGTGGCGCTCATCACGTTTGATACGCTTGTCTGCTTTGTAGATTTCAATTGTGTATTCAGTTAACTTAGACATTTTCAATTCCTTTTTCCTAATGTATGAGTTATTATAACACGAACACAATACCCTACGCAAGTGTAAGGGTATTAATGATGCTTGTAAACAACACTTCGTAGGATAACCACAGAAAAATTGTAACCTTTAGTATTACTGGGATCATAAGGAATACTATGACAATGAATAGGAGAATTTGTAACATGAAGCTATTATACCATAAAAAACGGGACTTTGCAGTCCCGTGGTAAAAATACAACATGTTTTAGAATATTTTTACATCATATAATTTTTCAAATTGCATGGCATCTTGCCAAGAATCTACCATAGGCATCCCTCGTATATTCAATGAAGTATTGAGTAACATTGGACATCCAGTCTTAATATACCATGATTCTAATACTTTCCGTAATATTGTATTATCATCTTTATATACAAGTTGTACTCTACTGGTATTATCTGCATGTATTATTGCTGGAAACTGTTCTGAGAATTTACATTCTGCAGTTGTTGACATATATCTTGACATACTCCCACGGAAATATTGTTCAGCGTGTTCAGCCAATATAGAAGGAGCAAATGGTCTAAACAATTGTCGTTTTTTAATATTATTAACCAAATTCTTTATATCAATTCCCCTTGGGTCTGCAATTAGGCTTCTATTACCCAATGCTCTAGGTCCGAATTCAGACTTTCCATTAGCAATACCACATATTTTATTTGTAATTAAATATTCAGTCAATTCATCAATTTGAACTTTCCTATTGATTTCTCTTCCAAGATATGGACCATTCCAGTTAAGTTTCTTTTTATAACTTAATGCAGCAGCACCTAATGCTGATCCTGCATCTCCAGGGTTTGGCATAATCCATATATCACCATATTCTTTAATCAACTTCGAATTAGCAACGCAATTTAATGCAACACCACCAGCATAACAAATATTATTACTATGTGACTTAGCGATAGAGAATATTTTACGCAATGAATTTTCTAATACAACTTGGGCAGTTGTAGATATATCGACGTTAGGATAGTTAGATAACTGACTGGTATAAGTGCCTATGCCGCGGTGTAGATTAGAACTCTTTAAATTTTCTAATAACTTTTCAAGTTCTGGATCGTGTTTACCGAACGCTGCCATACCCATGAAGATATATTCTTCTTCTAATGGTTTGAGTCCGACATGTTTAGTAAGGGCAGAATACCATAGTCCTATGCTATTGGGGTATTTCTGAGAGTATATTTTTTTATATTTTGCGATTCTACAATTGTCGTAGTACGCAGACCATATTGAAACCGTGTCCCATTCACCAATACTATCGACCACCACACAAGAAGCTTCTAAATAATCTGAAGTTTGAAATGCAGCAGCGGCATGAGAGAGGTGATGTGAATGGTTAACTTCCGCAGTTATTGTCTGTCTGCGTTTAGTGAATGCAGTTTTATATTGACCAGCATATATTTGACGCGACTTCTTCAGTATGGGATTTTCGTAATAAGCACTTTTACTAATTTCATAAGAATCTAGTAGTTCAATTTGCCAAGGGCTAATATACCTATCGTGTTTCACCCCAGATGATCGCTCAGAGTGAGATGCATGAACAATATCACCATTATTAGGGTCTATGATTGCAATTGCTGCATCATGAAACCCTTCACTAATTCCTAATATCATATATGATTTTATTCTTCGTATATGAAAGGGTCCGCTTTTCTCAATTCTTTTATACGTTTCTTCAACCTGAAGTAGTTAACTAATTTATAATAGAGGTTTATCAACATAACTAGCGTTCGTTTTGTAGTCGACACCGATGCTAATGATACATGCATACGATGTTTCCTTTATTAAAAGGAATAGTGTCATTTCGTTAGTTTCGGGAGATACCATAACAACATAACGACCAACTCGAGAATCTACCCATGTTGCAGTTAATTGCTCGCCGTAGTCTTGCATCGACAGAGCAAGCAAGGGTTCTGATTTACCACACTCGACAGGCAGGTTATCATTATGTATTTCTGTCGCAGGAACTTCGCCGGCGAAACCACTGAACATGACAACCGAAAACGCAATTGCGATAATTGATTTTAACATAGCAAAGTTCCTTATATAATTATACGTTGATGCCTACCGAATAAACCGTCTTACCATTTACGCGAGATGCAGTCAGTGCTTTACCACGATTGCTTCCGTCTGCTTTGTATGACACATGGACCCAACCTGAGTCTGGAATACCTGGAGTATAGAACTCAAGGATGACTTGGTCAAAGTCGGTGTTCTCTACAATCCAGGTAGCAATATCACCGTTGGCCACGCCAGGAACTTCAATATCAGCGGCTTCACCATTACAATGCTGAGATGTAGCAGAACCACCAACCGCGGCATTAAGTTCTGGACTACGATATCCACTATTAATAGTGGTGACACCAAACTGGTCGCGTACTTTTTGTACAACATTTTCAAATAGTGCCTTTGCAGCGTCTAGGTGCTCACCCTGTGGAGTATTATCAATACCCTTGCGTTCGGCGGTTTGAGATTTAGTAAATTCAGCCATGCTGAAGTTTTTAGATAGTTTCATATTATCTCCTTCGGAAAATATAGTTAGTTAGTCGTTGACGATTTTACTTATATGCTTTTCAAACTGTTCAACTTTGTCTACCCTGTTTGGCCAATGTATATAGTCCTTCTCAGGATTTTTCTTTAGATTATCTAACAATGGTAGTATTGCTGAATACAGCGCATCTAACTTGTGTTTTAAGTCGTCTGCACTTTGTGCTGCGCTTTTTGCACTTGTAGACGCTTGTTGTACCGAGTCCAACTCAGTTTCATCAACAGCGCTGAAACCAAAATCAAATATATCATCGTCATTCTGTACCATTCCTGCTCATCCCCATTAACCTTAAATTCAAAACATAATTTTCGACAACCAGTTTTACAGCTGTTGCGAGCATAATCATGTCGCGACTGTCCTTGTCTTCACTTAGGTACATATCCAATACATTTGAAGACATAAGCATATACGCATCTTCTTCTCGGATTTCTAACATACCCCAATCTATAGGATCATCTATCTCTACTTGCATTGCAAGTTTAGCGAGTTGTTCTACAAGATTCATACAGTTCCCTTATAATAAGTGGCACTTCAACGATTGAATGGCGATCTATCGTCTGGGTAGTACCCACCCTACACATGCTCGTAAGCTAACGGTCCTAAGGCAGTGTGTTTGTTTTATTTAGTATTTAAGGTTTTCTCATCCAAGATGGTATTTTACTAACAACTTTTGGTTTGCTGTTTTCAATCAAGATGTGAATTTGAGAAATACGCTCAGTAAGTTCTTTTATCATTTTAAGATGCTCTTGATAGTTTGGATACATTGTCATTATAATTGCAGTGATTTTTATTTGTGCCTAAACGGGTCTTGAGTCTATCATGCAATAAGCATCCTTGTCAACCCAACTGCATCGATTGTCACTAAGAGAATGTAGTTGGCAAGCATACCAAAAGA